GCATTTTTTAATCCGCATTAAAAGTTTCAGGCAGCCTGAAACCCTATCATGCCCGCATGATTACCCCCACCCCACGTTCCCAACATTGGCAGCTCGCCCCCGATGGCGCAGGCATCACCCAAGGCACGGACGACATAGATTTGTGCATTCGCCACATTCTGTCCACACGCAAGGGCAGCGATGTGCTGCGCCCCGATTTCGGCTCCAACCATTTTGATTATTTGGACACGCCCGAGGACGTGTTCCGCCCCAATGCCGTGCGTGAAATTGTGCTGGCGATTCAAACTTGGGAGAAGCGGGCGGTGGTGGAGCGTGTGTTGTTTAGCGGCAGCGCGCCGCACATTCAGATGCAGGTGCAATGGCGCATCGTCGCTGGGTTGAATGGCGCGTTGTCGCCCAGCCCTGTTTACACCACAGGATTAGCCGCAGGATTGACCCCATGAGCGTTACCGAATTAACCCGCGAAGCCGTAAAGATTGTGGACGACAGCCCCGACACGGTGCTTGCCGAGATGATTGCCGATTACGAGCAGCGCACGGGCAAAACCTTGCAGCCTGCCCATATTGAACGGCTGCTGATTAACACCTTTGCCTACCGCGAAACCCTGCTGCGCGGGCAGATTAACGAGAGTTTCCGCCAGCAGCATCCGCGTTTTGCCACAGGGCTGATGCTGGATTTGTGTGGCGACGATGTGAACACGCCGCGCCTGAATGCGTCTGCCGCGCGTTGCACGATACGTTTTCAGGCTGCCGAGTTTCACAGCGAAGTGAACATTCCCGTGGGCACATTGGTGGGCGCGGGCGATGTGCTGTTTGCCACCATTGAACAGGGGCAGCTCACCGCAGGGCAGCCTGAAACCGCTCTGCTGGCGGAATGCACCACCACGGGCACGCGCGGCAATGGCTGGTCTATCGGGCAAATCAACACGCTGCAAACCGCGCTGGCGGGCGCGGCGCAAATCAGCGCGTCCAATATCAGCGTGCCGACAGGCGGCGCGGAAACGGAAAGCGACGAGGCTTACCGCGAGCGCGTGCTGCTTGCGCCCGAAAGTTTCTCGGTCGCAGGCAGCGTGGGCGCGTACCAATACTGGGCGCGGGCGGTGTCGCCTGCCATTTGCGATGTGCACGTGGCGAACGCGGTGGATACATCGGGCAACCCCATTGGCGGCACGGTGGCTGTAACCGTTTTAACCAAAACGGGTGCGCCGACCGCCGAGCTGATTAGCCAAGTGCAGCGCGAATTGTCGGGCGAAACCAAACGCCCACTGTGCGACACAGTGCTGGTTTACGCGCCCAAGGTGGTGGACTACACCGTAGATGCCGATTTGGTGCTGTTTACAGGCGCGAATGCGGCGGAAACCAAAGCCGCTGCCGAAGCGGCATGGGCGGCATTTGAAGCCGAGCGGCGGCAGAAACTGGGCAGCGATATTGTGCCGCTGGCGATTTCAGGCTGCCTGAAAGTGGCGGGCGTGTACAACGTCATTCTCAAATCGCCGAGCCATACGATTATCGCGCCGAACCAATGGGCGCGTTGCATTGCAATAAATCTGCGCGTGTTGCCTGAACAACAGGACGGCTAACATGAAATTGAGCTACGCCCAAATTATTGAACGCGACCAGCGTTACAAAATCCTCGCCGATTTAGGCTTGCGGCTAAACCTATTGGACACGCCTAAGCTGATGCCGCGCTTAGTGGATTTGGTCGCGCCCGAGCATCTGATTTTGCTGGCGGAAAGCCGCAGCATTTTGAATGAAGACGGTTATTGGCTGGCAGAAAGCGACAGCGCCCGCCGCCGCCTGATTAAGGGCGCATACGAGCTGCACCGCAAAAAGGGCACACCGTGGGTAATCCGCGAGATTGTGCGGCGGCTGGGCTTCGGGCAGGTGGAGCTGATTGAGCGCATGGGCAACAAAACCCACAACGGCGAAATCAGGCGCGACGGGCGGTACAGCCACGGGCACAGCGACCGCTGGGCGCACTACCGCATCATTATGAACGCGCCGATTACCAACGACCAAGCCGCCCTGCTGCGGCGCACGCTGGCTGCTTTTGCACCCGCCCGCTGCATACTCGCCGCGCTGGACTACCAAACCGCCAGCCTGCGCCACAATGGGCAAGCCACGCGCGATGGCGCATTTAACCGTGGCACGGCGTAGGCAGCCTTGCCCTTTTGTCCAAATCTTTGATTTGGGTATAAAAGGGTATGCCGTAGCGCAAGCGTAGGCAGAAAACCCAACCCAACACACAAGGAAAAGCAATGGCAAACCTAAAAGAAACCGCCCAATGGGAAGAAGGTATCTACCAATGGGAAACCACCGACCCCGTGCTGGGCGGCGAAAACGGCATAGATAACAAACCCACGCGCCAGCTCGCCAACCGCACGGCATGGCTGAAACAAGAACTGGAAGCTGCGCAGCAAAGCCAGCGCAGCCGCTTGATTACCGCAGGCGCGGGGCTAATAGGTGGCGGCAATTTATCCGCTGACCGCAGCATCGCGCTGGCAACGCCGTCCACGCTTTCAGGCAGCACCGCCAACTGGGCAGGCAATGACACGGTGGGGCATACGCATGAGTTGGCGCAAGCCACCGCCACGCTGGCGGNCTAATCAACCACCTCAACAGCACCGCTACCGATGCCGCGCTGTCTGCCGCAATGGGCAAAGCCCTGAACGATGCTATCGCGCAATTAAACACGCTGCTCACAGGCTACACGGCTAACAGCTTCTGCCCCAGCGGCATGATTATGACCTTTGCCGCCGATTATGCCCCCGCAGGCTGGCTCAAAGCCAATGGCGCGGCGGTGTCGCGCACGGTGTATGCCAATCTGTTTGCCGCGATTGGCACGCGATATGGTGCGGGCGACGGGCACAGCACGTTTAACCTGCCCGATTTGCGCGGCGAATTTCCGCGCTTTTGGGACGATGGGCGCGGGGTGGATGCGGGGCGCGGGTTGGGGACTTGGCAGAATGATGCGATTCGCAACATCGCGGGCAATGCGGCAACTTACACACAAGACGACATTCAACCTAATGGCGTACTTGGCATCAGCAACAAAGCCACACGCGGGATTGTGTGGGAGAACAACTGGAAAAACTATGGTATTCAAGCGCAGTTGGATTTTGATGCTTCGCGCGTTGTGCCTACTGCCAACGAAAACCGCCCGCGCAATATTGCTTTACTGGCGTGCATCAAAATCTAACGAAAGGCAATCAACATGAACTCTTTACCAAAAATCAAACCCGTATGCCAACTGGACGCGGCGGGCTTTTACCTTTGCCAAACCGTTGCCGATGCCGACCCGATGCAGCCTGAAAATTGGTTAATCCCTGCGGGCTGCGTGGAAACCGAACCGCCCGAAGTCAAACACGAGCAGGCGGCAAAATGGCAGCCTGAAAGTAAAAAATGGGCATATCTACCCGACTATCGCGGCAAAACCGCTTACCGCACGGATAATGGGCAACCTGAAACGGTGGAAACCGTAGGCGAGTTGCCAGCGCATTTAACCCTAACCGCCCCGCCCAGCGAACTGCATCAATGGAATGGCGAAGCATGGGCTTTAAGCAAAGAAGCCGCCGCAGCCGTTAAAGCCAAGCAGCAGGCTGAAATGTGGGAGCGGATTAAAGCCAAACGCGCCCAATCCTGCCATGCGGGCATTTACATTAACTCCATCAAAAAATGGATGCACAGCGACCTAGATAGCCGCCAGCAATACACCTTTTTGCGCACGCTGGATAAGCTGCCCGAAGACCTAGTATGGAAAACCCTAGACAACAGCTTTGTGCCGATGACCCGCGCGCTGTTGGACGAGTTGAGCTTAAAGCTAATTGCCGATGAGCAGCACGATTTCCAAAATGCCGAGCGACACAAAGCTGCGATGCTGAAAGCAGAAAACCCGCTGGAATACGACTATTCAAGCGGGTGGAGCGCAGCCGAGTTAATGGATAAGGAGGTGCAACATGGATAACCGCGTTGTACTCGCGCTGTACAAAGGCAACCGCAGCGGCAAATGGTACAGCCCCCGCGTGTTGCAAGCGCGGTTGGGCGACTGGTTGATACGCACATTCACACGCAGCCCTTACAGCCATTGCGAAATCGCCGTGGATAAGGGCAATGGGCAATACGACTGCTATTCTGCCAGCCTGCGCGATGGCGGCGTGCGTATGAAAACCATGACATTACCTGCGGATAAGTGGGATTCAATCCCCATCAATCAGCTTGATGCCTATATTGATGTGCTGAATTACTTTGCGCAAACGCGTGGCAAACCGTATGACTTGATTGGCGCGTGCGGCGTAGTGCTGGGCATCAAAGGCAGCCTGAAAAAGTGGTTTTGCTCGGAATGGTGCGCGG